TCACAGTCTTATGGTGCGGTTGTGGAGAGCTAAAACGAACTTTTCTGCATCCTGTGGAGATGCCTCAAAATCCGAGGATTCGGGAGAATCCCCCGGACTTTCGGGAGAATCTTCCGCGCCGATGGGAATATCTACCGGCATTTTTCCGCCTGTCGGGTCGAAGGTGATCTTGAAGTGGTCGTCATAAAGGTCAACCCGGACAAGGAATGTATCGAACAGGGCGGCCAGATACTTTTTGTTGTTCACATCGCCCGTGCGGTAAATGTCCAGCAGGCTGACGAAATCCTCCCGGTTGATGGGAACCATTTCGGCCTTGGCCGTGTCGATTTTGGCAAGCAGCTGGCCGTGCTCCTGCTCCAGCGCCAGCAAGCGGGCTTTCGTAGTGTCTGTGATGATGCCCATTTCAATCGCCTTCATAATGTTGGCAGTTGAGGTCTCGTTGGAATAAAGCTGCTGCTGCAAGCTCTGCAAGCGGTATTTGATTTCCGTGCGGGCGTTATAGGCCATCGTTTCATCCGCCATCATCTGGATGTTTTCATCGGTGAGCAGCTGCTGCTGGATAGCGATAGCCACGGCCTTTTCAATCTGGTCGCGGCGGACTGCCTTCTTATCGCAGCTGTGGTCAGTGCGGCGCTTCTGGCAGGTGTAGTAATAGTGCATGGCTCCGGTCTTGCTGGTTCCAGCAATGCCTGTCATGGTGCTGCCGCAGTGGCCGCAGTACAGCTTCCCGGTCAGCAGGTATTCTTCATAGCCGCTGCGCTTACGGCGGCCCTGCGGATTTTTCTTCACTTTCAATACCTCCTGCACTTTGTAGAAAAGCTCGTCCGATACGATACGCGGCATACCACCCTCAACGCGGATATCACGGTAAATGTAGATACCCCTGTACCGCTCGTTGCGGCAGATCGTGTGAAAGCTGCTGCGCCCCCACTCTGCCCCTTTCTTGGTCTTGATGCCCCGGCGGTTCAGATCGCGGGCTATGTCGATGAACGGCTCATAGCACGACACGCGAGTAAAGATCTCTTGCACGATAGCGGCCTCTGCTTCATCCAGCACAACCTTTTGATCTTTGCCGGTCTTGTAGCCAAGCGGCAGGCTGCCGTTGGACATGCACTTGCTGGCGTTGTCCATCAGGCCGCGCGAGATGTCCTCGGCCATGTTCTCTGAATAGAACTGATTGACATTCATCATGTTCCGCAGGGCAAAGCGCCCGGCGGCAGTGTCGTCAAAATCTTCCTCGGCGTAGATGGTGCGGATACCATTACTGCGCAGCTGCTCCTCATTCATCATGGCTTGCAGCATATTCCGGCCCATGCGATTGGACTTCCATGCAAGGACCACATCAAACTGCCGCAGACTGGCATCTTTCATCATCCGCTGGAAATTCGGGCGGCGGTCCGTTTTGCCGCTGACGGCGCGGTCAGCATATATTTCAATGACGGTCACGCCCTCACGGGCGGCCAGTTCCCGGCACTTTTCCACCTGCTGCTCAATGGAGCAATCGCGCTGGTTCGCACTGGAATACCGGGCATAGATGACAGCACGGGCTGCGGAATTAGTGTTGATTCGCTTTTTCATGCCGTCACGCTCCTTTCGGGCTTACTCGCGCGCCTTTGTAACATAACCGCCAGCACATCTATTGCAATGATGCTTATTCAGCATATCGGTTACTTCATCGTTCGGAAAATCATAAACATATTGCCCATCGGGCTGTTTTACCTGCTGCGCTCCGTATGGAATAACGAATACGCCCTCTTTGTCACGGAAAATATCATAACTATTATTCCAATCGAATTTTCTGGCTAAATAGGTGTAGATAGAGCGATACAACTTTGAAACGCAGAAAGCCGGTGCAACTATGCACCGCTTTGGAGCATAAGCAGCAATGGATGGAGCATTCTCAACGCACCATTGAATAAGTTCTTCTTTCGGTAGCTTCGGATACTCAACAGACATTTCCTTTAGTGCGTGGATGATATCTGTCTTTTTCATCAGCTTTAGACGTTCAGTGAGCGAGGCCTCTTTAACTTCAACAATAGGGCAGGTCTCAAGGGCTTTCGATACATCGTCAACTTCGCGAATGTGCATATACTCCGGGTTTGGATTCCAGAAAAAAACACGTTGGAGATCTCTTTGTGCTGCTTCTGGCAGTTTTTCAATTTCATCAACAGCTTCTTCAAATTTTATCTGGCCGTGCGATACCACGTTCTTGTTTGTGCCCTTTGCAAAATCACCGCCAAACTCGCCCAATTCCATGGCCAAACGGTACATGTGTTTGCAAGGCAGCTTTCTACGCCTAAAATCACCGCAAGTACAGGATTCAAGCGTGACATGATAAGGTTCTTTTCCAGATCCTTCAAATACTCCCGTTTTGCTTTCTCTGTCAATGTTGCTCGGAGAGGTTGTGGCCTTTTTCGCAGAAGCAATACGCTTCATCTGGTCAGGCATCGTGTGAATCACATCATCCCAAATTTGGAAGCTGTTTTCCGCCATAATGAAACCTCCTATGTGTGTTTTTGCGTCCTTTTGCTATATTCTTGCATTTTCATGCAAAAACCGTGTGCCTGTGATATAATGCGGATATGCCGGCAATATTTTTGGGAATGGAGTGAAGTGGTATGAACCCCGATGAGTTGAAGGAACTCACTATGCTATTGTCCGGCCTGTCCTACGATGACAAAATCGCGTTCAGGGATTTTCTGATTTCGTTGAAAGGTAGCGCAGATAATTCAGCGCCTCTTTCTTCTGATCGGCTGTCAGACCCATAAACAATTTGATAATTTCTGCATTTAGGCTGTCCTCTTCACTGGGGACAGCCTTTTTTGCTGCCTCCGCTGCTTCTTCATCCCATCCCATGATGTAAGATGGCGTTGTCTCCAGCGCATCGGCGATGGCCTTGATTTTGGACTGGGTTAAATTGCGAAAATCCAGTTCAATTTTGTTGATTGATGTTTTTGACTTGTAGCCAATCCGCTTAGCCAGTTCTTCTTGAGATAGCCCAAGTTCCTCTCTGCGAAGTTTTACTCTTTGCCCGATGGTCATTATTCTATCTCCTTCTGAAATCTTATGAGCCTATTATAGTACATGGTGGACGTAAGGTCAACAAATTTTCGCAATTTTCAAAAAAATAGTTGACATTGTGTCTACATCGTGGTAATATACGCAAAGTAGACAGCAAGTCTACCTAGTAACAGGATGGGAGGTGATAAAAATGACGAACACTGATTTGCTCAAAGAGAAAATCGAGGATTCCGGGTACAAGATGAAGTACATTGCAACGAAGATTGGGCTGTCTTATCAGGGCTTTCTGAATAAACTTCAGAACAAAACCGACTTTACTGCACCGGAAATCAAGGGACTGCGAGAGTTGCTGTGCATTTCTACTGATGAGGCCGAAAAGATTTTTTTTGCCTCGTAAGTAGACTATGTGCCAACTTCAAAAAGGAGGTGAACCAATACGAAACGCTTTATCTGCTGTGCCGTTGCCAAGTGCATCATTGCCGATGCCAAGCGCAAAGGAAAACGCCCGCCGCCTTTTGAGGGCACACGGGCGCTGGTGGAACAGCAAAGCCGGAAGAAAATCATTTACCTTTCAGCAAAAAGCCTTTGGCTGACGCTGAAACCGAAAAGAGGTAAAACACATGGAAAATCAACCTAAAACACCTTGCCCGCCGAGAGAAGAAATTTTCCGGCACTACGGCTACCCAGAAGATACCCCCGACAAAGGCATTGCAGTCGGTAATTGGGAAAAAGACGACGCCTTTGAAAGACTTGCTTTTTTGCCGGAATTGATTCCTTATCTCGACAAAAGCAAAAAAGTCAAGATCATTTTCGACTACGACCCGGATTATCCGAGAGCACTGCTTCAGGTCACTGGGCAAAAACCGTTCGTTATCCCCTCGGAGGATGAAGCGTCAGAGGATAGCGGGAAATAGCCGCAAAACACAAGGAGGAACAGAGATGCCCCCGCAAGAGACAAAGCAAAAGCACCCATTCAATTTATCAGACGAAAAGGCTGAACGCCTTGCGGCGGCAACGCTGGAATTTTACCACTGGTTCATTGAACAGCCCGGTGGCCGCGAAAAGCTGGAAGCCCGCAAGGCCGAACTCCGCAAGCGCGGTTTGATTTGAGAGGAGGATAGAAAATGATGCGAGGACTTGTAATCGCCACCAACGGCGATATGCGGGTGCAGACCTTTACCGCCCCGGCGCTGGAGGATGTGCAGAAAGTTGTCGGCGGCTATGTGGAGACTGTTCCCGTCCGCAACATCGAGGGCCACTACCTGCTGATGGTGGACGAGGATGCCCGCCTTCAATGGCCGAGGCCCGTTGTCAACGAGGTTGCCAGCTTTCTGGCCTGCACAAAGATTTTCGGCACTGTAGTTCTGACAAGCGCCTACGGCCCGGAACTGGGCCTGCCCGATGACATTGCCCATGTTCTGGGGGATGTCATCATGGCAACGCTGCCGGGCCGGTGCAGATGGGAGGGTGAAGCATGATCCGATTGCTGAAAAAGGCAATGCAGTTTGTCTGCCTTGCGCTGATGCTGGTGGTGCTGATGGCCGTGGTTTCCGTGGCCGATGGCGATATGCCCCTGCTGAACGGCGTGATCCTGTTCATCAGCTGCCTGCTGGGCGTAAATACCTGCCTTGGAATCTGGTTCAAGCTGGACGATAAGGAGCGTGGCCGCCGTGAGTAATCTGCCCGATGCCGCCTACATCCGCAACCTGCGGAACACCGGCTACCGTGACGGCAAAGACCCGACCTACCCGGTCTGCCCGATCTGCGAGCAGACCTGCGAAACCATCTACATCAGCGCCGACAACGAGATCGTTGGCTGCGACCAGTGTATGACGACCCGCAATGCGTGGGAAGTCACCGAATGCTTCGGAGAATGAGAGGTACACCATGATTGAAGCAAAACAAACCCACTGCGGACAATATAAGCCGTATGGCGATTTTTTCCGCATCTGGAACGTTCAGACAGATCTTCCGCAGGATGAAGTTGTCAAATGGTGCTTTGAAAAGCTCTATTACGGAAAAGTTCTTCCGATTCACGCAGAATGGAAAGCAAACATCGCCTATGGAGCGCCCCATTTCAGCGATCCCGGCTATTACTTTGCTGGTTACTACGCCGTCAGAGAGATTGATGGCGGTTTCGAGTTCAAAGTCTGCGAACCGTTTTGCGACTGACAGGGAGTGTTTTGATGAAGTTCTATTTCACCTACAGCAGCAGCGGCATGGCCTACAAGGGCGGCTGGACGGAGGTTGAAGCTCCATCCAGAGCCACCGCCATGCAGGCGTTTTCCGCTTTCCACCGCCCCGTAAACGGCATGACGGCCTGCCCGGACATCTACACCGAGGAGGCATTCCGCAAGACCGGGATGCTGGATGGCGGCAACTTCGGCGCTAAGACACGTGAGAAAATCACCATTACGCGGGAGTTTTTCTAAATCCCGCACACAAAGAAAGGAGTATACCACATGGACGGAAATTCCGAACAACTGCAAGTCATCAACTTAAAGCAGCTGCCCATCATCGAGGAGCGGCTGCGGGATGTCAAAGCTAAAATCGAGCAGCGGACCAGCGCCGTCATGGCTCTGGCCGTGACCGAGGAAACCCGCACCGATGTCAAGAAGATCCGCACCGAAGTCCGCAAGGAGTTGGAGGGCTACGAAGCCCAGCGCATGGCCGTCAAAAAGGCCATTATGACCCCCTACGAACAGTTTGAAGCGGTCTACAAGGAATGCGTCTCGACCCCCTACAAGGCCGCCGATGAAGCGCTTGGCAAGAAAATTGCCGATGTGGAGGCTGGCATCAAGCAGCAGAAAGAGGACGATGTCCGGGCTTTCTTTACCGAACTGACCAGTGGCTTCGGGCTGGATTGGCTGAAGTTTGAACAGATGAATCTCAAGGTCACGCTGACCTGCACACCCAAGGCCATGAAGGCCGCCATCACCCAGAGCGTCACCAAGATTGTCCGTGACTGCGCTGCGCTGGAGGAAAACCCGGACCGTGACGAGATCATGGTCGAATATCAGAAATCGCTCGACCTTGGCTCTGCCTGCCAGATCGTGCAGCAGCGTCACAAGCAGCTGGAAGCCCAGCGCCGCGCTGCCGAAGAACGCCGCGCCCGCCAGCAGGCTCAGCAGGAGGCCGAAGCCAAGGCTAGGGCAGCCATTGAGGCTGAGGCCGCCAAGAGGGCGGTGGAGCAGCCC